GATTCACTGCAATAGATCTAATGGAACGTGAGGCCTCCTATGGACGTTCTGGGTTCTCTCTACAGTTCATGCTTGATACTTCGTTATCAGACCAAGACCGTTACCCTCTTAAGCTTTCAGACCTAATAATATCTTCAGTAAACCCAGATCATGCACCAGAAAAGGTAATTTGGTCGTCCTCTCCCGAATATGTCATCAAAGAACTTCCTTGTGTAGGGTTTAACGGTGATCATTTTTACCGACCTGCCCAACAATTCGGTGATTGGATTGAATATACAGGAGCAGTAATGTTTGTTGACCCCTCTGGTAAGGGTAAAGATGCTACAGGTTATGCCGTAGTAAAAATGTTAAACGGTAATCTATACGTCCCTGACGCAGGTGGTCTAAATGGTGGTTACTCTGATGCAGTATTAACAACTTTAGCCAAGATAGCCAAGGCCAATAAGGTAAATACCATACTCGTAGAATCAAACATGGGTGGAGGTATGTTTGCAGAACTCCTAAAACCATTCCTTATGAGGTATCACCCCTGTGAAGTCAAAGATGTACGCAATACAAAGACTAAAGAACTACGCATAATAGACATCCTTGAACCTGTAATGAACTCTCACAGGCTAATAATCGACAAAAAGGTAGTAGAAAAAGACTATAGATCTAATCCTAACGAAGCTCCAGAACGCAAACTTAAGCTACAACTCTTCTATCAAATGTCTCGTATTACAAAACATAGAGGTTCTCTAGTACACGATGACATCCTTGATGCTCTTTCAGGAGCAGTAGCTTACTGGACTGAATATATGGCTCAAGATGAAGACAGAAATATAAGATCTCGTAAAGATGAATTACTTTCCGCTCACCTTGATAACTGGGGTTCTTATCTTAATAACTCCGTTACTCAAGCAGCCATGGGGATGACTCATAAACAGATAAGTAATTCTAATACCTCCACCGATGGTTTCATAAATAATTCTTATTAGGGCGTAGTAGTGGATAAACTTGGGGGGGATAAAGGGGGGGTTCATGCGGTTAGATAACCACAAAAGATACGGCCACAGTCATAGAAACACACAAAGTCACAGAATCCTCCACAGAATTACAGCCAACAGCATTACCCATTAGACTAATAACCATAGGTCTCTATACAATAGACCTACTAAAGACCCCTATAGATCACTTCTGGGCAGATCTATAGGGGTTCTTTTAGTTATCTTATAGATAACCTATAGGTGTCTACTAAATAATTTTGAAACAAAAATTTGAAGGGTTTACGCATATATACATATTTTATTTTTCCCCATATAGGTCTAGTTTTTTGTAGAAATAAAGCTATATATAGAGTTTTTTATTAGTAGTACTGTCATGTGGACAGAACTACAATATAGATACTGACTAGGTTCCTGAACTAATTAATAGTATCTTGGACAGAATTGGACAAATAATTGGACTATGGGGCGGGATATAGGGTCTATTGTTACATTTTATTAAGTTTATTTGTATTTATTATTTATCGGTGGCCGTCCTATAGCATCCTATGTAGTAGGACTATCTAAATAGTTCTAGCCCTAGAACCTATTAACCAAATGATTACTAAAGAAAGAACTCAAGTAGTAGAAGGAATGTGTATTAAGACAAAGTACATAGGACCAACTGACTACAAGGGAACCAGGATTAAAGCAATCCACAAGAGAGACAGTGAAAGAACCTGGACTAAAACTATTAGTTGGGACTATTCATTAGAAGCAAAAGAAAACCATTTAGAAGCAGCTAAAGAATTAATTGCAAGTTGGGACATGAACGAGTTCTATCCTGATATGAAGATTGTTTCTTGTGGTTGGGACCATGAACATTATTACTTTATTGTTTCTTAGAAAATCCCTTAAAGGGTCTACGGACCTTTTAAAGGGTTCTCTTAATAAAAGAACCTTAGTAGTTCTTTAGAGCTACAAACACCGCCCAGTTATTAATTATTAATTATGTCTGATGACAAATACGACTACGAAGCAGAGTTAAAAGCTGCTAAACGTGCAGAGATTGAGAGACTGTATTTTGAAATGGAGCTTACAAATGAACAGCTACTAGCAGAATACAAAGCCCTTGATATTAAAGAAGAAGACAAGCCTAATTAATTTTAGGCTTCTTTCTTTTTATTTTTTTTATTGTTGTTAGTTGCTTATTATCCTTAGCAAAATCTTTAATGAACCCTTTAAGAATTTTTTTAGTTGAATTTTTAACAGGTTCTTTATGAACCTAGTCCCAGTTATTTTTATTATTAAATGATTACCAAAATTAAAGACAATGAACAGGCATATCTTCATGCCTTAGTACTTGCTGTTACCGCACCTAATGATGCCCTGTCTTTAGAGTGCCAGCATATAGCTGAATCTATAGGCTCTCAGCTAACAGAAAAGCAAAGAGAGTTATGTAAAAAGGGTGTTGAAGTATGTATGGAGTATCTAAAATGAAACTTTGTACTAATCAGAGTATCCCTTTGGAATATTTAAAGGGAGCTTGTATCTTTTTATCCGATGAGGATGAGGGGAGGTATATAAAAGATGTGTGTGTAGACCTGGAGAAACATTCTATTATCTTGATTGATGATGAGGGTAATGGGATGTACTGGGAAAGCTTACGCAATGCGTCTATCCAATTCCAAGGGGGTAGATAGATGAGCCAGCATACTATCTCTATGTCTTGTCGAATAGATGAGCTACCAGAAGAACATCAGGTAACTATTGTTCATTTAGTTAATCATCTTGCAAGTTTACCTGGGGCATATCAAACAAATGCTATGGCTAGGCTTTCAAGGATAGCTGTAGAAAATCCTTGGCAAGATGACATAGAAGGTCTTGAGAAATTTCCTATGGAGGAAGCTGATGTCTGATTATCCTTACAATCTTACAGCCATAGCTACGCATTTAAGGGAGCTATCTTTATCTATTGCTAAGAAATTAGACATAAGTGAGGATGATGCCTGGGATCTTTGCATTGAAAAACTAGAATCTAAGTTTTCATCAATGAAAAGGGAGGATGACAAATGAGTTATTCAATAAGAACCAGGTTGCATCATTGGATTGAACAATGCCCTTGTACTAATTTTTTAGTAAAGAATAAAAAAGAACAAGAACAAGTTGATGGTGTTTGGTATGACGTTGTTGTGGTTGAATGTCTTGTAAAAGCAGAGGATCAACAATCTTTACCTCATACTCCTACAGATACATCCGAAAAAGCTTTGGATGCCATGCAGCAGAGGATTCTTGACAGGTTGGAGGATCAAAAATGATTATCTGTCCTAACTGCGGTGGTTCTTCTACTGAAGTGAACACACAAAAACCTAGACAGGCTGCTTACATCTGGAGAAGTAGAACTTGTAAGGATTGTGGTAAGACTTTCAGCACACGAGAATACACCTTAGAAGATCTTGGTAAATTAATTAATCAGGATAGTAATTTAGTTACTGATCAAGTTAATGACATTATTGAAGATCTATCTGAACTTATATCTAACCATGAGAAACATTGATGACAAACGTAGTAAACCTTACGAAGTACAGACATGATCGTGACAAAGCGATTGATGAACGTATTGAGAACGCTGAACGCAGAATCAAAGAACTACATCTATTGATTTACTCATGGAAGTTGTTGAAACATGAGTAAACAACAACAGGTAGAAGAAGAAATGTGTGGTCGTGGCTATGATTCACGCCAAAGAAAAGTCCAGTTAAATATATCCAAGGGTAAAGAGTCTGAAAATGATTATGCAAGAAGCATGATTGAAGCAGGTCTTGTACCTTTATCAAAAGCAATACAACAGTTTCTTGATCGTCATTGGAGACAAGGTAAACCAGGACCAAGGGCTGTTGCTGCTGTTAAGTTAAATCAATACCCTGATATAGATGTCGTTGCCTTTATTGCCTTCAAAGCAATCATTGATTGTGCTTCACAAGTTAAGACTGCAACCCAGACTGCTATACAAATAGGACATCTTTTAGAAGATGAACTTAGGTTTAGTGTCTTTGAACAGGAAGATGAAAAACATTTTACTGCTGTAAAAAAACATATAACTGATACAACCCATCCAAGATACCGAAGGAACATGATGATGGGTCACATGAGAAATAAAGGTTTTGTTTTTAAATCTTGGAGTAAAGAAGATAAGTTGCGTGTAGGCATGAAGATGATTGACCTGATGAAACAATCAGTAGGCATGATAAAGCTTGCAACTATCAGATCAGGTAAGACCATGAGAACTTATATTGAGTTTACTGAAGGTGCTATGGAGTGGATCAAGAAACAAAGAAAGAATAGATTTGCTGCCTATCCTATTTATATGCCTTGTCTTGAGAAACCTAGAGATTGGATCAGCACTACAGAGGGTGGTTATTACAGCAAAAGACTACGACACGTTAAGGCAATCAAGTCTAAGGATCTCGATTACTTACAAGAAGTATCAGAAAGAAAACCAACAGCGTTTTTTGCAGCGTTAAATGCTCTGCAATCAACGAAGTGGGAAGTAAATAAAAATGTTCTTGAAATTGCTCAGAGTTGTTGGGATAGAGGTATAGAAGTTGGATGCTTGATTGATGCTGAAACATTGCCACTACCTCCTAAACCACATGATATTGATACTAATGATGATGCAAGACTGCAATATAGGAAGGCTGCAAGTTTAATCCATGACCAAAATGCCCATGATCGAGCTAAAAGATTTCAATGCTTATCTTTGCTTGATACTGGACTGTATTACAAAGATGAAACCTTTTACCACGTTTATCAGGCAGATTTTACCGGACGAATTTATCCGGCTGCTGCTACATTTAACCCACAGGGAAATGATTTAGCTAGAGCCTTACATAGATTTGCTGAAGGCAAGCCAATAAAGAATGGAGAAGCTAAAAACTGGCTTGGTATTGCTGGTGCTAATCACTGGGGTATGAGTCGTTGCAGTTATGAAGAACGTATCGAATGGTCTGATACAGAAGGAGCAGCACTGGCAAGACAGGTAGCTAATAATCCAGAAGCGACTGTTAGTTTATGGAGTAAAGCAGAAGAACCATTCCAGTTTGTTTCTTGGTGTATTGAGTGGAGTGGCATGTTGGATGAAGGTTATGGGTATATATCAAAGCATCCTGTCCTGTTGGATGGCAGTAACAATGGCTATCAACACTTTGCAGCCATGACCTGTGATCAAGACCTTGCAGGTAAAGTAAATCTTATGCATTTTAATGAGATCCAAGATCTTTATAACGAGGTAAGAACAAAACTGATTGCTGATCTTTCTGACAGTGAAGAGCCTTTGGCTAAAGATTGGTATAAATATCAAGAAGTTATATCAAGAAAGCTAGTAAAAAAACCGATAATGATGATTCCTTACAGTGGTACTTTGTATGGTATCTGTTATGCAATCAAAGATTATATACATCAGCAGAATATACATTTGGATTGGCCGACAGATGACTTTGCACATAACTATTTCTTGGCAAGGAAGATTGTAGAAACTGTTAAAAAAGTATGCCCAAAGTCTTCAATCATCATGCAATATTTAACAGACATTGCCAAATGTTTTGGTAATGAAAGTAAAGTAATGAAGTGGAATACACCTTCTAAGTTTTATGTTAACCAGAATTATTACAAGCTTAGTAGTAAACAAATAAAGACCAAAATAGGCACTAGCACTATAAGATTGTCACTTACTGATGCTACGGATGAGGTAGATAAAAGAAAGACTAGTATTAGTTTTGCCAGTAACTTTGTTCATAGTTTAGATGCTGCTAATGTACATTTAGCATTGCATAAAAGTAAGCAGAAAGGTCTTACAAACTTTACAACTATCCACGATTGTTTTGGCTCTAATGCTGCTGACATCCAAGAATTTATATCCTGTGTGAAAGAATCTTTTGTAGAAATGTACACCGATAATGTACTGGATAATTTATATGACCAAGCTGTTCAGCAGTTAGATAAACCAAGAAGATTACCGACACCACCAGATCCAGGTGACTTTAATATCTGTGAAGTTCTTCTTGCTCCATATGTATTTAGCTGACAAAGGGGTGACAGATAAAAAATGTACGGTAATATCAATGTTACGTCTACCGCAGACGATTTTAAAAGAAACTTTAAAAAAACCTATCAAATGATTAAACCTGAAATTTGTAATTTCACTACACCAGTGTGCGTATTGCAATATGCGTGGTTAGTTGAACCAGACACTAAGTTTGATGCTGCTGGATTATGGCAAGTCGAATGTCTTATCGAACCAGAGAAAGCACAAGAACTTGAAGAACAACTTAATGGACTTCTTGAAAGATGGAAAGCACAACTAAAGGCTGCAAATCCTAATAAGAAATACAAGCTTGCACCTGCTCGCTTTGGTTATGAAGAAGTTGATGGTACTCCTTACTTTAAAATAAAAACAAAAATGAAAGGTGGTGGAGTAAGAGCAGATGGTACTCAATGGAAAAAAAGGCCACCTGTTTTATATAACTCTGATGGTTCTCCTATGTCAGAAGAACAAAGGCAAGCTGTAAACAAACTTGGACCAGGTTCAACTGGGCAAGTCAATATAAGATGTAGCGGATGGGAAGCACCAGCTTTCGGTGTCGGTATAAAGATCGAACCTGAAGCTGTAATCATTCACAACTTTGTTGAATATGTCAAAGATGCAAAAGGCTACGGCTTTGAAACAAAAGAAGCAACCCCAGAGGAAGCCCCTAAGGTCGCAGGTTTTGAGACAGTCTCTTCAGGGAGTGAATTTTAGAAGTAAATTTGAAGCTACAATAGCTGCAAGTTTAAACGCAAATAAAATTCCCTATGACTATGAAAAAATTGATCTTGAATACTGCATCATCGGGTCTTACAAACCTGACTTCATCTTTAAAAACTTTATCGTTGAAGCCAAAGGTTACTTCTCTCCTGAGGACAGAAGAAAGATGCTTGCAGTTAAGGAGAAACATCCCAGTTTAGATATACGTTTCTGTTTTCAGAACGCAAAAACAAAACTAAGTCGTGGCAAAAAGAGAAGCCTTACCTATGCTCAATGGGCAGAACGTCATGGGTTTCTCTGGAGTCATGGCTCCATCCCAGAAGAATGGCATGAACGACAAGAGTAAATATGTAAGAAAAACAAGCTGCTCTGAATGTGGCAGCAAAGATAACATGGCTATCTATGACGATGGACATGGTTATTGTTTCGGTTGTGGTCATACCTATCAACCACCAAAAGATAAACCCAGAAAGTCTTTTATTAAAACAGTGAAGAAACCTTTATTAAAATTTGTATCTCCAAGACCTTTACCGAAACGTGGCTTAACACAAGAAACTTGTGAAATGTTTGGCTATGGAATATCAGAACACAATGGTCAACCTGTACAAGTAGCTACCTATGAAGACAAGTTAGGTAGACAAGCAGCACAGCACATTAGATTTCAGAACAAAAAATTTATCTGGCTTGGTGATGTAGCAGAACTCCAGCTATGGGGTCAAAGGCTTTGGCGACAACAGAATACAGGTAATATGTTTGTCACCATTACAGAAGGAGAGATAGATTGTATGTCTGTTTCTCAAGCACAAGGTAACAAGTTTCCTGTGGTAAGTTTGCCATCTGGTTCACAATCAGCTAACAAGTACATAGCTGCGAATTTAAAATGGTTATCTCAATTTGTACGAATAGTAATCTGTTTCGATAATGATTCAGCTGGTCAGCTTGCTTCAGAGAAGGCAATTAAAATCTTACCTGCTGGCAAGGCAGCTATATGTAGACTCCCTAGAAAAGACGCTAATGAAATGCTCCTCGCAGGAGAAGGGGATGAACTTAGAAAACTTTTATTCCAAGCAACACCTGTTAGACCAGATGGAATACTTAACGCCAGTAATCTCTGGGGAGAACTAACAAAGAAAGGATCTAACAGCGTCTGTCCTTTCCCCTACCCAATGTTGGATCAGTTTACAAAAGGCTTTCGTAAAAGTCAGATGATAACGATAGCAGCAGGTAGTGGTACAGGTAAGTCAACTATATGTAGAGAACTGGCACATCACTTTCTTAAGAATAAACTGACGGTTGGTTACATTGCTCTTGAAGAGAGTGTACAAAGAACAATGCAGGGGATACTCGGTGTAGAGATGAATAAACCCCTGCACCTTGAGGATAATGTAGAAGAAACAGAAGGGTTGAAACAATCCTTTGACAGGTTGTTTGGTACAGAAAAACTATTCTTATATGATCACTTCGGATCTATGGACCCTGACAGGTTGATAGAACAGATCACTTACCTTGCAACAGCAGAAGGTGTAGACGTAGTGATACTGGATCATCTGACAATAGTTGTTTCTGGTATAGATAATGTAGATGAAAGAAGAGCTATTGATATTGCGTGTACAAAATTACGACAGGTCGTTGAATCTACTGGTATAGGTTTGATACTTGTCAGCCATTTAAGAAGACCACCTGGTCTTTCGCACGAACAAGGACAGACTGTAAGTACCTCTGACTTGAGAGGTAGCTCTGGAATTTTACAGCTATCAGATCTTTGTATCAGTGCTGAAAGAAATCAGCAATCGGAAAGCTATGCAGAAAGGGCAGAACTACAGCTACGAGTACTGAAGAACAGGCATACAGGGATGACAGGACCGATAGATAAATTATTGTATGACCAAAGCACAGGAAGACTTGTAGTGCCTATGTCCACTTACTTTGGAAACTAATGACTTTACTAATTGACGCTGATTGGCTTTTGTATTCTTCATGTTGTGCCTGTGAACAGGACATAAAATGGGATGACAATCTACACACTCTTCATGCTGATGAAAGAGATGTACATGAAATGATTGATGGCAGAGTCTCTTACTATCAGACTATTGCTGAAGGCGATAAGGATGTTGTTATGTGCTTTACTGAGTACCCGACATTCAGACATACGATATATCCAGAGTACAAAGCTAATAGAAAGAACAAAAGAAAACCGTTAGCCTTTAAAAAAATAGTAGAACAGGTAAGAGAAAAGTATCAATCAAAAAGCTTTGATGGGTTAGAAGGAGATGATGTTATGGCTTTGCTTGCAACATCTAAACAATACGACAACCCAATAATAGTTTCAGTCGATAAGGACATGAGGTCTGTACCTTGCACACTGCTTGCAGGTGATGACCTAGAACTTATAACCAAACGTAAGGCTGATCGACATTGGATGAAGCAAGCCCTTACAGGAGACAGTACAGATAACTATTTTGGTATAGATAAAGTAGGACCAGTAACAGCAGAGAAGATACTGGGAGAATCTAAAACACTAGAACAGATGTGGGAGAAGGTAGTAGCTGCGTATGAGAAAAAGAAATATGACTTTGCTGATGCTGTATTAAATGCACAGCTTGCAAGAATACTGAGAGATGGAGACTTTGATTACAAGACAGGAGAAGTATCTCTTTGGACTCCATAAAGAAAACACTGGCAACCTACGGGTATTTAGTCACCAGTGTTTTTGCTTAGTCAAAAAAAACCAGTAACTAATGGCGGTCAGCTACTGGTATTTCCGTGTTGTAATAGAAAGACTCTCCTATAACATCATCACCTTATCACATAAATTTAAACCTGCTATACTTTATTATCTAATTTGAACTACAATACTTATAAATCTTACTAATCATGTCATCTGAAAA